CCGCGTTCTAATAGAAAAGGGATACCAATCAAACTACCAGCCGATGTTTCAATAGCTAGTAGTTGCTCTGTTAGTCCAATAATATCCCACTTTGAATGGGTTTCGACTTCAAAGTATCCTAGTTCACCTAATTTAGGTAAAACAATCTGCAATCGCCCAACTTGCTTGCATTTACACCCTGAATAACTTCCGTCAGGATTTTGTTGTCGTTTGCACGGGATAGGATTAGTGGCAATCATTTTGCCAGCTTGTTGGTAGATATGTTGCTTTTCCTCGTCGCACCGAATCATTAACCCAGAGGTTTTTAAATCTTTATCATTCCACTGTTCCATCCAACAAGGAAATACTTGGTCTGTATAAGGAAAAGGTAACAAGCAATCTAATTGCTTTGGTTCTTTCCCGTAAATAGCGGTAAATTTTTCGTTGATTCCTTGAATATCAGAATCAATGCGAAAATATTCTAAATCATCTCCGCTTATTAGAGTGCCAGGTCTTTTAGGGTTTTCTTTTTTTTCTCCCCCTTTGCGAATTTTCCCTAATAAAGGGAATCGGGCCTGCCTTGTTGTCAAAGATTTTATAGGCATTGTTTTTACTCCTAAAACGGAAGGTTACTCTGTAATTCAGAATAAATAGATGATGGAAACTCATCTATTTCTTTACCAGCAAAATATTTAGTAACACTGGGGCAAACGACGCTGTGAGCCTCTGTTATTTCTTGCAGTTTCGACATAACTACTTGCTGTGCTTGATTTAAAAGAAATTCATAGCAAGCGTCAGGATATTCGTCGTCTTCTGGTTTTCCGTGAATATTTAGGGAGATACTCACAGACTCAAAATTACCAAGGTTGACTTTCTGAGTGTAATCTACCGAGATATGGGTGATAAGCATCTCTCCTCTAAAATTTGATTAATACAATCTTATAGTAAATTGCTAGAATTGTCAAGCATTTTTTAAAAAAAACTTGCAAAAAACTTACAAAAAGATAATAGTACAAAAAAACTAAGTTATTATCGTTAATAAATTGTAGATAAGGGTATCTACAATGGAACTATTGATATATATAGGTTTCAGGCTTTGTTGATGTTGTTAACGCTATCCCCCAATATTGTTTTTCTTACACTCTTACTGTTGAGGCTGTCTTCCCCCTTTACCCCATTTTCTTTTTTTCCCCTATAAAGCATCAACGGTATCAACAAACCTTAAAACCTAGTCAGGTTAAAGGTTTCGATTGTTAATAAGGTTATTAACAATCGAATTACAAAAGAACAGTAGATATACTTAGCATATTTAAATTAAATGCTGCTATCTGCCTAGCTGATCGTTGCTAGTGATTCTTTAAAAGGCACTGGATAACTTGAATTTTGAAAAACCCGTACTGTGTAAGCCGATTGGACTGACCCCCAGTCGGCTATCTGTTGCGATTCTGTGTAAACGACGCTTCGGGTCGATGGTACTGACCATTCTCGTTTTACTGTGTCCCCGTCGTAAATTCTGACTACATAGCTGTCCAATTCTCCTGCTGCGTAAGCAATGTCGATATAGTCGATCCAACGACCATTTAACCGCGTCCGTCGATACCAAGTAATAATTAAATCGTTGTTATCTTTTTCGCCTCTTACAGCACAAGGGAAAGGCTTCAATCCTTCTAGGGTGATTGTGTGAGCAATCTCGTCTTCTATATCAGTTTCAAGTAGTCCATTAGGAACTACTTTTAATAAATATTCTCGATTAATATCAGAAAGATTTAAGGGGAATCGAACTAAATAATTAGTTAGTAACACAAATTTTTCCCCTATTATATGCCTAGAAATAACTGGTTCAGTTCCTTTGACTCCACGAATTGTATATGAAATATCAAAGGTTAAGGGATTGTTGGACACAATAGCAGCATTTTTAAAAGCTATAATTTCTCCGGTAGAGAACCAACCTAATTGTTTGCCCGATAGAAATGTTTCAAGAGTGACTGGCTCTAATTCCCCTGAATTCATGCTTACTCGTATCCAGTTTGAATCGTCAATAAAACTAGGAGAAGCGTTGTTAAAATTTGGGGAGAAGCTTAATACAGTACCAGTTGTGCTGTTGATGATATTGCCAGCAGCAAAATCATAACTTAAGCCGTTGTCATCGGAATAAAATAAGGCTCCTCTGTTAAAACTAGAGTTACCTTCAATTGCCACATAAATTCCTATGTCTGTATCTCGGGTATCAACTATTGGGCATTCAATAGGAATAGCGTTAGCGCGTCCGTAGGGACGAGGGCTGTTATTGTCTGGTGGAAATTCGTTATCTATAGGAATATCTGGTGAATATCCTACTCCTTGAAATCGAGTAGCTTCAATTTCAATTAAATAATTTACACCTCTTACTTTCTTTGTAATTTGCATCAATTCCTGATGATAATTGTTATTATCATCGGTAAAAATTACATCCCCAACTTTCAAATTTTCCCATGCTGGCAATAAAAACATTTTTGAAAAAGTTTTTGATTGCGTTTTCCCTAAAAAAAGAATTTTTGAAGCAATATTCATGAAAAGCGTATCTACATCTATTAACTTAGTTTGAAAACTAAGCTCGTTTGTGTGAGTATCTGATGGGTCTTTAGCTACTACGGTAATAGTTTCATGATTTTTTAAAACATTTAGTCCAGATACTGTAACGGCACTAGGAGTTTCTCTAAAATGAGTCAGTTTTTTCTCATTAATGTCAATAGGATTTTCTCCAAATTTTTTAGATCCAAAAGAGCTTTTAGGGATAAAAATAGGATCAGATAATTGTTCTTGTCTTTTAAAAATGATTTTATCTTTTGGCTCCCTTGCTACAATAAAAAAAGCTCTCATAAGTTCTTCTAACTGATCAGCAAAAGATGTCCCATCAAACAATAAATCAAATCCTTGAATTCGGTAATCATCAGGAATGTCAGTCACATCAATTTGATCGTCTTTTCTACTAGCTAATTTACAAATAGTTTTCAAAATATCTTTTATTTTTGGATTGTCTTCACTTTCTCCAATCACCTCAATATCAATAGCAGGAAATCCAGTGCCGTCATAGTTAGCAATCGGATAATTATCGAAAATTAAAAAAGACATTCCAGTAAAAGCAGGTACTGGATTAGATTCTTTTGATTGAATTACTGACGATGGTGTAGTTTGATTGCCAGTATAAATAGTTGTATGCTCAATAAACTTTAGGCTTTTTTCGTCATTAGTTTCGGAATTGTAAACGAGGACGCTGTTCATCCAAACCCGCCTAACAGAGCCAATTTTTCTAGCAATTGGATAAGCAGCTGTCAGAAAATAAGTGTAAACTTCGGTAGTTTGCCCACCACCACCACCTTTTCCGCCTTGTCTTTCGGTCGTGACGACTTCCTTAAGAGGAATCCCCCACATCATAGTTAGCCCTTCTTTCCTCACTTTTCCAAAAGGATAGGATAGGCTTTTACCGTATTCAGCATCGGGAAAACCAGTATCCTCAATTTTTCCTTTTTGTTGGGTAGGAGGTTTAGGAGCAAATAGAGATAATAATAGGTTAGCTCCGATTCCTATCGCTACGGGAATGAGAAAATTAGCCACGGGTTAAGTAGGTAGAGTGAGTATTTTCTCTATTCTAATAGGTTGAGTAGGAATCGAACCTACCCAAGACGAATTATGAGTTCGTTGCCTCAACCGCTCGGCCATCAACCCTTGACCTATTTAGGAAAAAATAAAGTAGGAGAGATATTAAAAAAATCGGCTAATTTTTGAACGTGAATATCTGTTATCTCTCGCTGTCTATCAAAAATATCATCTAGGATTGATTGATCCTCAAAAATAGATAATAAGTCTTGCTTTTGCAAGTTCTTTAGTTCTAACAAAAATTTCAATAGCTCAACTCCATAAATATCAGGTATTGGCTCTTGATTTTCCTCATACTCATAAATCAAAGTTCCTAAAACACTTAAATACTCCCTTTCTTCTATTGTCAATTGAATTTTATCTAATATGATTTTATCTAAAAAAGAACTGATAACTCTTTCCGTGTTTTCTAGCTCTTCCTTGTCGTGAATAGGACGAGGAGGGTATTGTTTTAATAATTCTAAGTATTTATTTGTATCAAACATAGTGTGACTTTAATCGCTGTAACTTTTTATTATAGGTCAAGTCTTTGATTTTGTCAATATGTTTGATTTTAAGTGGGTTGGGCTGGATTTGCACCAGCGTGGAATTAAATCTACAGATTTACAGTCTGTCACCTTCGGCTACTCGGTCACTAACCCTTGTTTAAATTTATCTTACCACAATTAAAGTTATTTGTCTATAGTTTTGATAAAAAAATAAATTAGATTTACTTTTTCCGATGTCAGTGTTTTGATTTTCATTAAGATTTCTATTAATTTATCCTTAAGTTCTTTTTTAGTGGGTTCTGTGTCAGTTGGTTTGTAAATGAAAGTTTTAGCACTCCCATCTTGTTCTATTTTAATCAAAGTGTATTTTTCCATTGTTTTGTTCTTCAATAAGAAATCCTGATATATCAAAATGATATTCACTGTCACCATTTTGAGAAACTACCCTGCAATCTACTTAACAAGTCAAGCCGATTGTTACAAAAACCAGTAAATGCGATGGTGAAGGTAGCTTTTTCCTTGCAATCTACTTAACAAGTCAAGCCGATTGTTACCCTTAGTGGCGAAGGTTTCCCCTGAGATGAAGCGTCACTTGCAATCTACTTAACAAGTCAAGCCGATTGTTACGAAAAGCGAGGGGAAACCGCGGCCACAATCTTAAGAGACTTGCAATCTACTTAACAAGTCAAGCCGATTGTTACTGTGGGGAGGGTTCCCCAGATTGTCGGTATAGTACCCTTGCAATCTACTTAACAAGTCAAGCCGATTGTTACGGAAAAGGAAAGATTCACTTGACAGATTCCAAGAGAAACTTGCAATCTACTTAACAAGTCAAGCCGATTGTTACCCCGATCGACCGCGAGTCTCTCTCGACAAAGGGGCTTGCAATC